TGAAGTAATATTTCCTTTCTTGTCTATTTTACCAAATTGACCTCTAGTTCCTTCATTAATTACATAATTGATTACTTCGTTAAATTTAGATTCTTTTAAAGAAATTTCTTCTTCAGTTAATTGAAACTTAACTGATTCTTCTACTGCGTTAAATCCTGCTAATAATTTTTCAGCAAGTTTAGATTCACCAATAGATTCTAAATATAGAGCAGTGCCTTCAGCAACTCCAATACCTGACCATCCGGCAGCATTTGAAATTCTAGAATAATACTCATCTAATATCTGTGATATTTTCTTTGCTCCTACTATAATACCCTGTTTACCAAGAGTTAAAGGATTAACAGTAACACTTCCTAATCTTCCTTTGATAATTTTTTCAGTAGCTGTTCTTTCTCTATGGAAATTAGCATCAGTTAATGCTTCAGCATAAATATATTTAATAGCTCCTAAGTGAGAAATTTTATCAGCTGTTAAGCTTCCTAGTTCTGCAAATATTTTATTGTATTGAGTTAATACTTTCTTTGCATCTCTTTTATATTTAATATCTAAGGCCTCATTCATTAATGATTCTCCTAATCCCCAGTAATTTGCGTGATCGTATTCAACTGGGAATATACCTAAATCACCTTCATCACCTTCATCACTTTTAACAATTTTAGCAAGATAGTAATCTCCCTTTGCAGTATCTTCATATCCGTATGAATCTGCATCCGATCCCATTTCTTTTTTAAATTGCTTTGATATCTTTCTCCAATTATCGATAGCGATTATTTCAACTTCGCTTCCAATTGAATTTTCAGTAGTATCTCCTACTTTAAATTTAGCTTTTTCAGTAACTACAGATTCTGAAAATTCTTCAATATGTTCCATATCGATTTCATCTTCTCCCTTTAATTCTTTTTGTACTTCTTTAGACTTTACTAATTTTGAAAGATCTTTCATAGTGATTTCTCCATCAATGAAGTCAGCTAGTATATAGTATTGATTAGCAGAAAGTCCTTCACTGTCTCTAAAATCACCAATTTCTTCAATTGCTGCTTTAGTAACGGTCTTAGCTTCAGTAACTAAAGATTCGCTTAATGAATTTCTTAGACCACAGTGTACGCATTCTACCGTTCCGTCCTTGTCAATTTGCTTATATAAATGTCCTTTTTTATTAGTACATTTTGGTTCGTCTGATTCAGTAACTTCTTCTGATGCAGTAACATCTTCTACCTCTACTTCTATTTCAGCTATTTCTTCTTCTGAAACATCTCCAAATATTTTTGAGATAATTGATTCTTTCTGATCTTCTTCTAAACCTTCGAAAGAAGTTAATCCTAATTCATCTAGAATAGCAGCTATTTTACCAACTGATTCTTGTCTTTTTAAATTGTTTTCTTCTCTAAGTTTACTAACAGATTCCTGTTTTCTAATCTCTGTAAACGATTTAAATGAAGAAATTTTATTAACTTGTGCCATTTTTTAATGTTTATTTAATTTAGTTTCGTTATTCTATATATCTCCGTCAAATTTGACTTTCTTAATACTATACTCAAATTTCTCTTGTTTATAAATTTTCTGCCTCGCCTTGCTATGTTTATATAAATAGTTATCCCATTCGTCAGTTCTAATGTCATCCACAAAATCGACAATTAATACAGCTTCTTTAGACTCATGCTGCCTTAGACCTCTACCAATTGACTGCCTGATGATCACCTCGGACTTAAATGACTCTGTAAAGAATATATTGTGTATTTTCTTAATGGAAATTCCAGTAGAAAATGTACCATAACTCGCTACAATAACTACTTCATCTCCTGCTTCCATTTTCTTTTTATATTCTTCTCTAATATCTTTATCTGTTCCTCCATCTACATAAAAAACTCTTTTATCTGAGTTTTGGCGGAGCTGTTCGTATATTTTTTTACCATGTTCTATTCTATGAAACAGAACTAGAGAGTTCCTAGGGACCTTGCCGACAACATTACATATAAAATTAAGTCTACCAAAAGAATTAATAATATAATTTTGTTCCAGTTGAAAAACATCCTTCCTATCATACTTATTAAATGCTAATTCTTCAAATGCCTTTTTGGCGGAATCAGGTGCGTAATTCATTTCAATTACCTTTACTTTACATTTAGCGATGTGACCCTGACTCTGCAAAAACGCAGCCTTAACTTCGCTAATTACAGGACCCGTTTGACTCATTAGTGTTAACTTGTCTAAAGATCCATCTTTAGGAATTGTACCCGATAAACCATACTTATATTTTGCGTTAGTACATTTTTGTAATATAGTCTTAATAGAATTAGATTTCGCTTTATGGGTTTCATCTACGATAACAGCGTCGAACTGTTGAAAGTATTCTTTGGGCTTTTTAACTAGGGATTGATATGTACCTATCACTACATTCCGGTCTGACTTTATTTTCTGACCAGCATATATTTGTTGTATCTTTAGTTTTATTCTATTCTTATTATTGTATTCGTGGAAATCTTCATGAGCCTGTACAACTAAAGAAACATTAGGAACTATAAATAGTATTTTCTCTGCTCTTTCTTTTTCTAACATATAAGCTACTGTTAAAAAGCTAATAAGTGTTTTTCCAGCAGACGTTGCTAATTCAGCTAAACATCTCCTAAACTTTAGGATATTAAATGCAGTTTCTATTTGATAATCCCTTGGAACAAATTTGCTACCCTCAAAAAATTCTAAAGCCCATGCTTCAAATGATTCGGCTCCTATGTTTCTATCAAATAGTCTTTGAATTCCATTAAGTTTAAGATCAAACTTATATTCCTTGCAAATAAGCATAACGTATCTCCAAAGACCAGCGGGAATCCACTTATCGTCTTTGATATATGAAACATATCCGTCCCATATTCCTTTCTTGACTAAAGGATTAAATCTCCAACTATCAATTCTTTTAGTTAAAGATATTTTAATCTGCTCTAGTTCAAGTTCCTCTGCTTCATCAATTCGTAAGAATTGATTATCATCCGTTAGAGTTAAAATCAATTTTCATTTAACTTTTTTTACAGTCTCGAAATATCAAGGCGATTCTTTATTGCAAAGCCCATATTGTCGAGAGTTTTTACTGAGCCTTCAATAAAGGCCTTTTGGCTTTCAAGTAAATCCAAAATTTGCTTATCGTCTGAAAGATCTGCATCAATAAAACGTTCTCTTTGTTTATCTGTTATCTTATAATCAAACTTATAATATTCAATCCATTTTTGTTTATATAGCTTGTCTACTGTTCCTTTCTGCGTTCTAATTTTACCACCAATGGTTGCTAAATTTTCAACTAATATTTGCCTATAACTTAATGTGTATGCGCTAACATCTTCTAGGTTAATACCTTCTTTTAAGTTTTCAGTAAGTTCTTTAATCTTTAAAGTCCATTCTGATCTTTGTTTTGCTAAATATTCGTCTAATTGTACAATCTTAGATTTGTTAGTTGATTGTTCTGTCATGTGGTGTTTTTTAGAATAATGAGTTATTATTAGTATTCTTCTTAATATAAACTTGACTCTTAAATTTCTTTTTGTATTTAGGAGTTATTTTAATTTCTTTTTCAGCGTGTGATAAATCGGCTGCTGCAAACCCAATAATCATTTTTAGATTTTTGTGTCTTTTTCCATCTTCTTCGAATTGATCTAATTCGTCATTTACCATTTGTACGTAATCGTCTATCATAGGTAATAAGCATCTAGTCGTGAATCACTAAAATACTTATCAATCACAGATAAACATTTATTTTTTGTTTTCCATGCAGCAATAACCAGATCGTTTAAATCCTTAATCTTGCTAGGATATTTATCCATCTTAGATTCAGAAAGAAATTTATCCCATGTAAATACTTCTTTGCCTCTTTTTAATTTTTGCATCATTTTTGATTTTCCTGCTTCGTCATTATCAAACATATATCTTATTGTTGGAATTTCGTCTAACTCTTCAGTTGATCTAGTTACAGACGCTAATGCTATAGAGTTAGGCATAAATAAGGCATCTAAAGGTCCTTCGAATACCGTACATGGCATTTGGAAGTTTACAGTCATAATACCAAACAAAGTTGATAACTTCTTAGAGGATATCAGCTGGTCATCCTGGAGAGGTATTTCTTTATTCATTTCCTGATATATCTTTTCTATATCGTATGTTAAATATCTTGTGTTTTTACTTTTCCTTAAAGATCTACTTTGAAATCCTATAACTTTACCTTCAGGCGCTAAGTTTAAAACTAAGATTCTTTTATCTCTAGGAGAATATAAGAAGTGATTAAGTTTCTTATGTAAAAACCTGTTCTTTAAATAGAAAAAGGCAGGATCTCCTGGTTCTATTTCTACAAGTTTAAAAACTTCTTTAAGTTCCTTTCGTGTAGGTGATAAATCATATAAAGTTTTAAATACACCATGTTGTAGAGTGTCTACTTCATTAACAGATACTTTGTGTTCTTTAATATATTCTATAATTGTAATAGAATCTTGAGTATCTTGGAATTTTAGGTGATGATCTTTTAAAAAACCATATAGATCTGAATGTTGTCCACAATTAAAGCAGTGGAATTGTAACGTTGCCCAATATAGATTACCTCTTTTCTTATGAGTTTCACCATGTGAGTCACCACAATAAGGGCATGCCAGGTTTAAACGACCTGGCATTTCCTTAATCATGTGTTTGTTAGGGTCAGTATGTTCTTTTACACAAACTTGTTTAACTAAACTTCTGACCTTCTGCTTTAAATCTTCTGTGATTTTTTTAGATTCCGATTTCATCTAAGAAAGAATCTAGATCATCGCTATCTGCTGATGCAGTTGAAGATTTTGTTTCTGCTGCTGTTGGAGTCGCTGTCATTGTGTCAGGGAATTCAAAGTTAGCATCATTTCCTGTTACCGGAGCTGCTTCTTTTACTGCTGCTTTTTTAGCAGCTGGCTTCGGTGTAGAAATTACAGAATCCATTGAAGAACCAGGGTTAAGATATTGTCTTAAAATACCATTGACAAAGTCAAGAGTTTCAGCATCCCATTTCTTATATCCATAAGGATCTAAAGATGGTGCTGTATCTAATTCACCTTTAATAGATGTCATAGCTTCTTGGTTTCTTTCAGCTGGTTTTCCATCAATTGCAATAGCTGATCTAGTTGCAGAGAATTTAGACTTATCATAGTTATTATATTCACCTTGGCGAGTAATAATAAGTTCAAAGTTCTTTCCTTCGAATAAATCATAAATCTGAGTTGGTTCACCAAATGCAGGTTTAGTTTCTTCTTCGATCTTCTCTTTAATTTTGTAACCGAATTTAAATACTTTATAAGTACCTTCTAATTCAGGGTTCTGAGGATCTTTCACTACTTTAATAAGTGAGTAATACTGTTCTCTACGCTTAAGCTTATCGCTCATCTTACGGTCTACTGCTGAATCACTCTTACGAAGTTTGAAGAATGCATCTGCAATTGGACACTTATCTCCTACCGTTGAAGGTGAATCAATAAGTCTTCCATCGCCGTTAGCGTCAGTTAGCCAGTGTACATACTTTTTAACTAATGAATTTCTTGGGTTTGTTGGGTTTGGAACAAAACGAATAAGTGCTTTGTAAGTTCCGTCTTTACCATCATCTGCGGATGGTTTGTAGATCTCATTTGTAGAGCTTGAGCTCTTTGTTTCATGAGTTTCAACGTCTGATACGCTGAGGTTAAAAATGTCAAAATCTGCCATGTCTTTAATTGCTTTAATTTACGTTAATGTCTTTAATCTTTAAAAAACTTTCAATAGTTATACATGAAATCTAAAAAAGGTTTCACAATAATAACTATTCTATATATCCGTATTGTGGGGGCAGGGGGAAGAATTATAACTCTGAATAGGTTGCTCCAGATTCGTCAATCCACTTTGAAGAAGAGTTTGGGAGACGAGCTAAACCAGCCTTTCTTAGCATATCTATCATTTCATTTTCTGTTATTCTATGTTGAGTTACCATATCGCCTAAAATCTCTTTAAGCTTTAGTAGGTGTGCCGGTATTATTTCTCTATCTGTTTGCATATTTTATATATCTTTTTATTTTATGAAACTTTATGGGGAAAAGACAGTATAACTTAAGACTTTAAGCCTCAGTGGTAAATCTATTCCTCAGTGGCCGACATCTTTGCTCTAACAAAGTGAGTTAAAAAGTAAGCGTCAACTAAATCGTCAAAGGGTTTTGGTATTTTTTTAGAAGGTCCAATTTCTTTCACACAAAAATCTAAAAGAGGATGTTCTGCTAAAACTTGATCTCCTAATACATTACTTAAGAAGGCATCCCATAATTGAGACTTATTCATGTTTCCTTTTCCAGCGTGTTTCTTAATTGTAGTGGGAGCAATGGTTTGAATATCTAAGATTTCAAGTTGACTTAGCATTCTTTCTTTAAGTATCGCAGCTCCTGCAGCCATATCTATAATATTATTAGTTCCCATTTTAGAACCGAAAGAAGTTCCTTCAAAAGAAATAATATATTGCTTCTTTGTTTTTGTAATATCCGTTATTAAATTAATAATGTCATCTGCTGTTTTAGCGTATCTCTTTATCTTTGCTAATTCAACGCTTGAATAATCTTCACCATGTTTTCCCCAGTCAGGTTGATTAATAAGAGTAACTCCCTTTAAATGAGATATGTCTTCTTGCCAAGCTCTTTCTTTCTTGGTTCCTTGACCTTCTTTAATATAAGATATGAAATGATATTCGTTAGTTTCTTCTTGGTATATAAAAATACCTGGAGAATTTAATGAAAAGTCTACTGATACGTAATTCAAATTAGAATGATTTTCCGATAGCCGCACCTAATCCAGCGCCAACTAATCTTGAGGTTAATAAATCGTAAAAAATACCTTTCTGAATTCCTAGAACTTTAGCAACTGTTTTACCAATTGTTTTACCTAGAGCAAATCCTGTAAGGCCACCAAATATAGAACCTAAGAAACCTTCATTTGTTAATTCCTCATTAAATCTTTCAAAATCAAACGTTCCATCTTCATTTGCATACTGTCTAGTAAATTCTTCTAAAGCAGCATCTACTTTTTGCTCTAATTCATCAGTCCATTCTGACTGCAGAGATTCTTCTAAAAGGGTAATTTCCTCTTTAGTTATATTCTCTTCGCTTAAGTATTCAAAAAATGTTTTCATTATATTGGTCTATATTGTTATGGATTATATATCTCGTTTATTTACCGTCTATCTCTGAGATAATATTAAACTTATTATAATAGAAGTTAAGTGTAAATGTAGAAAAATCAGCAACATTACTTGACATGTTTAACTCTAATTCAGAAATAGAATTAAGAATAGGCTTTTCAAAAACTGCACTCATTAAATGTATACCTTCTGCATCCATTATTTGAAGTTTTAGATCGTTAATAAAAGGGTCTCTAACTTGTTTTGAATAATAATATAATAAAGTATCTTGCATTATCCAATAATTAATATACCCGTCTAATAGCTGTAACTCTATAGAGAACTGTCTTTCAACTGTATTCTGAATAGGAATAGACCCTCTATGATATGTAATAGTTCCATCGTTTGGAGATTGCTGTATTGGATCAAAATTAATTCCAGGTAAACTTAAACCCTGTATAGAGTAATTAACAAAATCAATAGGTTCTTCTATAATATTACCTGGCATCTTGCCTAAATAAGACTTATATTTATCAGCTACTTCTTTTGGGATAAAAGTTCTAGGGAACTTAAAATTAAATAAATTATTTCTGCTATTTAATATCATTATATTATATCTACTTTTCCGTAATAAAGGAGAGACTCTGTTTCTCCATTCTTAATGTTGATGTAAAAATTATCGCTTTTAGCATTTGCGTCTTTTCTATCAAAGCGCACTGCTGTATCTTTAGGTATTTTGAAAAACACTTCTCCTAATCCTAAATCTATATTAGGAAAGGAAGGATCATGTGGAATTCTTTTTTCTATAGATCCGCTTTTAATAATCAGAATTATATTTTCTGCACTTACTAAAGAAACTGCTTTTTTATCTTCTCCGTCTGGTTGGGCAATATTAAATTTTACAAAGTTATCAGATACCTTAGATAACCTTACAGTAGCTTCACCTTCTTCAAAGAATTTAATGTTATCTAACTCTTCAACCTCTGTCAAGTCTGTTTTAACATTTGTTGCAGAAGCTAAAATGCCATACGTGTCTAAAGCCACTGGAACATACTTAGTTTCTCCAACACTAGGTCTAATTGAATTAACAAATTGATTTAATTCTCTATTTACCGTAGTGTTAGGTAGTTTATTATAAATTATAGTAGGATCTACGTTTCTTAGATTAATCTTTTCCATTCTAGTTCCATACTTTTTAGTATTATAAGAAGTCATAGTCGCAACTTTAATAATTTGAGTATTATCGGTTTCGTTATAAATTCTCATTGTATGTCTTATATAAAAAGAACTAGCAATGCTAGCATTAAATATTATAGGCCTAAATGGTATAGGTGCTTCGTAATTTGCAGTTTGCGTAAATGTCATAGAAGAAGTATCTAAAAAATCTAATCCAATTTGCTCACTAACTTCTATGTCATGAAATATTATAATGTCATCTGAAGATGTTTGTAATCTAGTATTAATATAATTTTCAAATCCTTGTCTTGATCCATCCTTAGTTCCATATACTTGAAAATAATCCATGTCTTCAACTTCTTCAATATTTGCAGAAATATCCAAATATTCGTCTTCCATTGCGACTGTAGTATCTAATGTATCTTCAACATTAATGTATTCAAAGCCATTTTCTTCTGTGATAGTATTAATAAGTTTTAGGCTTATTTCATAATTAGCTGAGTTCAATAAAGCATCGGCACCTGATCCAAAGAATGCATCATGAAAATCTTCATTCTTTGTAGTGTCATCGAAATGAATTAAAGAAGGAACTTTAATTTGAATGTATTTAGAATAAGAAGTATCTCCCAATACAAATGAATTAGGATTACTGATTTCAAAATTAGAATGATTTAAATAAACAATAGATGTAAAATAATTATAAACTCCAGATTCTCTTTTTACTTTTACCTGAAACATAAAACCTTCTTTACCTCTAGCTGCAAATGAAAACCCTGTTTTTAAATGAAGTCTAATAGTATCATACCATACATCACCTACTATATTATCACTCACGTTAGCAAGTGAAGAATCAGTTCCATTCCATGTTGAACTATCTAAATACCCTAAATCATTTTTTAATAAAGCCCATTTTCCATCATATTCTGAAGGTACTCCGTAATATCTACCAACCTCTCCCGTCGCGGTTTTAATACTGTTTCCCGTTTCCTGTTCAGGTTCAGCAAAAAGAGGATTAGCTCTATTACCTACATTTATTTCTCCGCCTCTTACACTATCTCCTGCTAAATTTTCATATGAATATTCGAATTTTCCATTAGCTCCCGGTGTATAAACAAAAGTGTTACCGAGTAATTGTGTCGTTGATCCGTTTATTGTAAATCCGTTAATATTATCTATAGTAGGATCTGATAAATTAAATTTATAAGTTTTACCGTTTTTAAGAACTAATTGCCTAGATGCAAAATCATTAATGAAAACATATCCATCTTGTATCTTTACACTAAAGTTTACAACATCTGCTCCTAATTCATGAATTAAGAACCTAGAAGCAGAATCATTATTTGCCTCAGTGTTTAAAAATTTGAATTGACTTCCGTTGTCGTCATTTTCTATCCTAGCATCATCTACATAATCAATATTTTGATCATGGTACATGAACTCCATTAGAATGTCGTCATCTAGTCTTAAGAATTTGGATGATTGTGCCATTGTTTATTTATTATTTTAAAATCTAAGAAATTTAGGTGACCAGTATACTCCTATACCTATCGATGGACCAGTACTTATAACTTGATTGTTATTCAAGTTAATTCCATACTGAAACCCGACTCCGATAGACCACCCTGCTTTTTTCTCATATTTATTATTTAATCTATCATTAACTAAGTTTATGTTCTCTATATTAGTAAATGTTACTCCCTTGTATGGAGTTGTAATTTTAAGTCTGTCAAAACCTTCTTCATTAATTATAGCAGCGCTTAAACCTATTCCCTGTACTATGTCAAACCTTGAAGAAAATAAATTATAATTAGTGCTATCTTTTAAAAGAGAAATGCTTCCTTGAAATCTTCTCCAATTATATTTATCAAACTCATATTTATCATTTACCTCAACGGTAATAGTGTCTATATTATTTATAGAATCAGTATCTACCGTTACTATTCCACTTGCGTTTATTATAGAATCTTTTACATTGAGAGTTGTTGATAATAGGTTGTTAACATTTTCTAATTCACTATTAATATTTAATTGATTCGTGTATTTCGAAACTAGCTTTCTATTATTTTCAGTTAAAGTGTTTACATCATATTCAAAAGACCTTATACTAGAAACCATTTCTTTATTTTTATTCTTTTCAATAATAATAGTATCTTGCATTGCCTTATAGTTATTAAGGTTTCTATCTGAAACTTTTTGAACCTGAACTATTTCTCTCTTTAAGTTTTGATTTGAATTACACTGCTGTAAAAGACAGAACACCAAAATCGCAAGTCCTCCGAAAAGAATTGCGTTTTTGTAAAGCTTATATGTTTGTATTATACTCATATTTTATTAAGTGCAAGTAAGTGAAATATTTGGTCCACTCACCAAGTACGCGTTGGAAGTATTCACAACAAAACCTTGGTGGCATATAGTAGTGTTACCGGAGGAAAGGGATGTTGATGTGGCTACACCGCTGCTATTAATATAATACACTGTTCCGGAAATCCAATTCACCTGTCTAGTGTAAACGCTTTCATAAGTTGTAATTCCTACAGGACCAGAAGGTACACGTGGACCATTATTAAAATTAATAGAAGAAACACATGGAGTGAAATTAATGTCTTCACCGGCTTGTTCGCTAGAATCATTAGGATGTGTAATCACAACACCATCCAGCCAATTGGATGTAAAGGCATTAGGAGCACACCCATAGCTATCTACTTCTATTACAAACTGTCCCGTTCCATCTCCATTGTGAGTTACTGAACCTATTTGAACTTGTAAAGCAGTAGCGAAGCCTACTCCTAAATTCAGAGTAATATCACTCTCCGATAGTATTGTATTTGCTGGTGACACTGTAAAGTTAACAGTATCAGTAGGATTGGTTGATGGTTGCGTTGAATCATCTATCTGTACGTTTCCACTAGTTATAGAAACACTATTAGGCGCCGGAGCGAAATTTTGATTATTTCCTGAAGCCGATGTATTATTTTTTCCAAGAGGCTGTACATTCATGAATCCCGGGACATTCTGATATTGAGGCTGTGGTGCCATGTTTTCATCTCTTCTCTTCGCGTGTACACCTACTCCGAAATTTATAGTTTCTCCTATTAAACCTGGATTATCTTGTGTAGCTATAAGCTGATTTACAATAGTAGGTTCTAATAAAATCTTCATAGTGACAGTTTTATACCTCATAAAGTCCGTATCTTTTTGATATGGTCGCCAGGTATGCGTACTATTTAATAGACCACTGTTGGTTCCTTGACTTATATCATGTCCACCCTTAAGTCGATATGTGCTTCCAATTCCATTATATTGCCAGTTCCATGGATCTTCATCCCAGAAATCAGCAGTATCAGTATATCCATGTGGATTTGAGTATTGTACTACATCAGCGCTTGTAATTCCTAAATTAGGATATCTGCTTTGTATTTCTGCTAAATTAGCAGTTGTAACTACAGGTATTACTATTGAGTCATTTGTTATTCCATTATTTGTTATAGGATCAGCGAAAACCTGCAATGGTTGCGTAAACGCACCTTTATATGAAGCTAAATCATCTGATGCATCAATTGTCATTTTAGGAGGATATACGTATTCAAAGGAACTGCCGTCCGTTGAAATCCAGACTTGTTGATCAGAACTAGTTATTGCTCCCTGTCCTGGTGTTCCACCTGAGTTGCTTCCACTATATCCATTATTATATGGACCTTCTTGCTCTCCAGTAGTAAGATCTCCTTCACCGTTATATAATGACTCGTTAGGAAAACCCGTTGGGAAAGTTGCATTGTCAATTGTTTCATCCTCTCCTCCATGTGGCAACCTATACCAATATGCATCCTCAACTTGGTCAAAGCTTGACCATGAACTTGAAACCGAGCTACCAGCTAAATTATATGTGCTTAGCACTAAATTATTGCTTTGTGCCGCATTAAAGGATGATAGCCCTTTGGCTAATGTATACCAATATCCACCTTCTTCAACTATGTCGCCTGGGTTATATGTGGCATAAAAGTCAAATTCACCTCTATCATTCCAACTACGAGTGTTAAATTTATTGGGTTGTGTATCGTCATGATACATTTGCTCGTCCCAGTTTACAAACCACCCATAACCACCAGTAGGATCTCCACCATTAACATTAGGCATTGCCGGAGGAAGACCAGTAAATTCTTTTGCATTAATCTCTATTTCTATTATTTTAGGTGTATCAAATTCTAGTGAAGAAATACTAGAAGCTCCAAACGTACCCGTTGAGTTTCCATCTATTTCAATACTTGTTATAGCATCTTTGTTTCTAGTTGCTAGTCCTTGAAATTCAATTAAGCCAAACCCACTTATTAAATCATCAAATGTGCTTCCTGAATATAACGAATCTACTGTCAAATCAGTTGGTGGAATACCAGCTGCCTTAAATATTAAATCACCTCTTCCTAAATATATTAATTGAGGCGCTCTCATTATAATATGAGCTGCCGTATTAGGTGCATTATAATCTGTATTTAAATATACGTTTTCTGGGGTATTTTGATAATCTAAAGTTATGATACCAGAATTCTCTGCCATATCAACTGAAGAACCTCCCAAAAGATTAGATATTGTTTGCTGTGGTCCTGATGTTATACTGTCTAATCCATTATCTATAGTATATGTAAATGAATTTAAATTAGGAGTAATATAAGACACTGTTCCGTCTGACGTTTGCCATGTTTCACCATTACACAAATACCATCCCTCATAATCAGTTCCTATTAATCCTCTACCTATTTCAATTTCAATTTCATCAGGCTCAGTGGGCACTAAGCCATTAATATCTCCTGAAATATCCTGTGATTGTTGAAAATTATTAGAGTCTTCATATATACTACTTAAAAAAGAAATTATAGTTCCTATTGGAATTCCTGCTCCAATTTCTTCAGGAGTTTTAAAACCAATTGTACCCTGTGAGTCTAAAGAAACTGCTACTTTTCCAGCGGCCGGATCGTTAGGAGTCGTTGTAAGACCACTAACAATATCTATTTTAAAGATGGATCCTACGAAATGAGCTGTACCAGTAGATATAAAATTACCTGTAAAAATAGTTCCGTTAGATGAATCCATCGTAAGCAATTCATTACCTAATAAATCTTTAAATTCAAAAAGATCTGCCTTATATTTTATATTATTATTTCCAGTTAAACCTTCTCCAAATCCAATGTTAAAGTCGGCTGTTGCACTATTACCTGAAAGATCTATGTCAAGAGTTAGATCTGCAAAAACATCAGTGTTCCTATCAGATACTAGTCTTATATTACTTTCTACAAAATTACTATTTTTATTAACAACCAATTGACTACCATAGTATGCCGATTCGGTATTTCCACTTCCAGCAATATCACCATATTCTTCATATTCAGATGAAAATCCTAAAAGTACAGCAGGTGGCGCAGATCCTCCAGTTAGTTGTTCGTGTTCCGGAACGTATGTTTGTACTCTAATACCTTGATTTGAGGGATAATCCGCTCCTTGTTTCCAATAGTTATTAATGTCGGATGCAACTGGACCCTGTGCACCTTCTATACCTTGTACTCCCTGTGGTCCTTGATCACCAGTAACACCAGTTGCTCCAGTTTCTCCAATAGGACCAGGAGATCCCATAGGACCACCTCCGTTAGCGACTAACTGATCAAAATTATAATTAATTTTATCTAGTCTTTCTTGCTGAGTGTCAGATTGTAATATCTGTTTTAAATTCGGTATCGGCATTACTTAAATCTTTGTTTATTTAGTATATATCTATATTTTAATATCTTAATCTTATAAGATTATTTATTGTTTTATAAAATGGACGCGTTGAGCATGATTTACATGTCCATTAGTGGCTGGAGCTAACAAAGCTGACCATCCATTTGGATTTGATGGCGCTGGCCATCCACTTCCTTTGGAATCAAATTCTACATACACATCATACGTGTTTACACTTCCGTTTACATTTACTGTAGTTGTTGAATTACTTTTCCATAATTGATTATTAAAAGTGTTAGAATTATAAGTTGTAGTTCCTATTACAATACTACCACTAGTTGAGGATGTTGAATAAGTAAAGGTGCCACCTTCCTGTTCAAAAGATCCATTTATCAGCGCTGTATTAGCATGGTCTGTATTCATGAATGCAACTCCCTGTGGATCAGTAAGAGATGAAACGTGGTCATCAGGACCAAAACAACCTCCTAGGATGCTGTTAGTCCATTCGGCAACTTCAACATCCTGTATCGATGAATATGCGTATGTTCCTCCAAGAGGTATAGATTTAAGATAGCATCCAACAAAGGCTCTAAATCTATTTCCATCGATGATGAAATCGGCAGTACCAGGGGCACATGCTGCACCTGGAGCTAGTATGGTTGCATCAGCCGGATTTGGCCACCATGTAGATGTTGCTAAAGTTGGGTAAAATGACCATTCATCCGCCACATCAAGTATATTCTGATTAGAAATATCTAAAAATTCACTACTTTCTATTGTAAAGAAATCTTCATTACTTCCACCAAAATTATTACCAGGACACTGTTGATACCCGGCCACTGTATTAATTTTAGAATTTGGGCTAATTTCAAAATAATGAGCTCCCCATGACGAATTTAATGTATGGTACGGGTCACCTATTATTGGATAACTTCCGTTCATAGGTATAAATGTGTCACTAATTACTTTTTTAAATGGATATTTACCCCTATTTGCAGCAGAAGCACTAGTTGTTATTGCACTCTGATTAGAAGGTACATATATTGTTCTTGGGTTATTTCCACTCGGAGGAAATGCCGCTGTTATGTCATTAATTTCATTGTCACTAGGAGTATGATCTAGTATCTCACCCGTTGTGATTGGATAATACTCATGCATAAAGTGACAAACATGTGTATTAGCAGCTGAACATGCCGTGTTAGCTGAGCCGGTTCCAGATGCCAGTGTAAAATCATTTATAGACCAATAGGATCCAGTTGCCTTTATAGTTTCTCCTTCAAATCCATTAACCGCAGGGCCATACCAATATTTTCGATATGTCATGTAATATCCTCCGGCATATCCGGCACTGTTATATATAAATGGTTCAGAATCTACAACAGGCCTATACCATCCTTGATTAGGTTTTATAATAGAATTATTACTCGTATCGACTTGCCATATATGTGTAACTTTTAAGTCCCAGTCGCTCCATTTTCCAGTACCTGTTGTTGAATTAGGATGATTTGACATAGGGTGATTTGCAAACCATCTATCGCATGTAACACCTTCAGTTGTTTGTCCCTGTGACACAGCAGCGTTTACATCACTAAGTTCAATAGTATTATTACCGAATATTGCATTATTTCCACCGGATGTATCTTGAAAGGCTTCTGCATATATATAAGCTTCTTCGTTGTTAGATGGTGCTACAAAAGATTGATCTGTAATACCTTGTGAATTTATGTATTCTCTAGCAAGTCCACCTATCACAATCCAACCGCTTTGTAATTCGGTTCCGTTTTTATAAAATCTAGCACCAACTATATGGGATTCTCCTGTTGAATTCGATGCCCATACTTGTTGATATGTCCATTGTGATTGATTTGGATCTTGAGATCCTGTCCATTGTAAATCTTCCTCTGCTAAGGTTGAAGCATAACTTGCCGCTATGTCTCTTCCTAGATGATCGAAAGAATTTTCCATCGCATGAAAACTTCCACTAAGATCTTGTAAATTCACATTAGAATCAAAATTACCCCATGTTAAATTAGGGTTACCTAACCTAATTATAGTAAATTGATCTCCCATCCTTCTTTTTTCAACGGAGTTCTGTTGTCCAGAATTAGTGTGTAAATATAATGTAGTTGAATCTTGTTCAATGGGGTCATCAGCCGATATTAAAGTATCTGGGTCATTTGGATCTACTTCTACTCTAGATGATTTAAGACCTCCAAGTATAATACGATCCCCTATCATGATTACTCCATTATTTGCAGTGTTGGGTGCAGTTGGACCTATATTGTTTACTACATATTGAAAGGTGGACATTGATGGAACTTCAAATGATATACCACCTCCATCTCCCCATGTTTGACCGTTACAAAGATACCATCCCTGGTACATTCCTTGACCAGATCCAAAGTTACTTCTAAAAAGAGGAAAACCAACACCTTCACCTTCATAGGTTGTAGTTGATGTTGTTGTTCTAAAATAAGTCTCAAATTTATCTGTAGGTATTTTAGTAATACTACCAATTGGCATTGCATTAAATATGTTTGCTACTCCATCCCACTGTACTTCTCCAGATGTATTTTGAGAAACTAATACATTATTTACATTTGCATTAACGTCATACTTTATTTTCCCTACAGTAAATGTGCAGCTTTCTCCCGTAGGAATTGGGTTACCATCATCATCAGTACCCCATACACCACTGTGTATTACTTTAATACCTTGTTCTATTTCTGAAATTTCGGATATTTTAACGTTAACGTTAGGACCAGAAAGATTTCTAGCCTCAAAGAAAGTAGCAGTAGCCAGGTGGTTTAAGTGGAAATCTGGCCAATCCTGTATTCCCATTGGAAGATTATTAGAAACAATAGATCCCTGATCAGAAACACCTATATGTAAATTAGTTTCTTCAACTCCAGGAGCTGTCATTAAATTTTTACTTAAAGAAATTACAAACGTCCTTTCATGCCAATGGTTGTCTAGTGAGTTTATACCAGTAGGAATTGGTATATTAGCTAACATTATAGAATCCATTGTAGAATTGCTACCATATACTCCTGTGTTAGTCGCTGATTGCGATACTACGGTTAATGCTGAACTGCTTCCTGTGCTATGAGAAGCATTTGTATCATTGTAAAGCGTACTTAAAAATGTGTTATCACTTGGGGGATTTTGTTGATATGAAGATGCGCCGAGAACAATAGTAGGGCCAGCAGGTTGAGCATATTGTGAGATTAGCGCCTCAGACGCAGTTGGATATAGTATATTTTTTTGTGCAACTGAGTATTGTGAAGTTTGCGTATATAGCACAGTTTCTGATATCCAATTACCTGAAGAACTAGGACCTTCAACACCCTGTGCCCCTTGTGTTCCTTCATTTCCCTCGGGTCCATCTACTCCTTTAATTCCCTCAGGTCCATTTGGACCTTCTATTCCAGTAGGCCCCGCTGGACCTCCTAAACTAAGAACATTAAAGTTATAATTGATTTTATCAATTTTATCCTTTGACCACCATTCATTGCTATTCGGATCTAGATCGCTTTTAAAAAGTTCTTTAATATTTATATTCATTATTATGCGATTATTTTAGCATGGACCCTAAACTTATAGTTATATCCTGGTTTTTTATTATATATTAATCT